ACCATCTGCCGTAAGGTAAAGTGCGAGAAGATGGGCAAACGCCAGTTGGTTTGTGTTTTTCGAGGGCAGAACAACACGATTGAGTCTCAGATCTTTGAATATCTTGAGTTTATTCCAAACGAGTACCAGTGCAAGTACGACCCAAATGCCAAGAAAGAAATGACCGTACAGGAGACGCTTAAAGCTGTCCGGGAGAGTCAGAAATGAGCAAGAAGTTTCAAGAAGACACCGAATACGCCAAATATGACCTCGACGGGGACGGAGAGATAACTGACGAGGAACTAGAACACGCCAAGGAAATACGAGAGACCGAGCGTGATTTGCGGAAAAGTCTGGCTCAACTGCGGATGGCGCGGTTTACTTTAATTGGCATGGGGGTGTTCACCGCCGCTATGTTTACGCCTTGGATTTCGGTAGAACGCATTGAAGCTCTGAGTGAAATCAGCAGCTTATTCTATATTTCGGGCGCGGGAATAGTCGGAGCGTATATGGGCACCACAGCTTGGATGGCCCGGAAGTGATTGATGCGTTTCTCTTGCTGGTTTATCTCGGCACAGGAGATTTTCGCAAGCTAGAGTCCGGCAATATGTATTTTTATTCTATTACAGAGTGCAATTATTTTGCGGGGCAGGTTTCTAAAAGGTATGGAAACTACGGGTATTCGCAATATATTGACCCAAAGGACCGAGTGACGGCATACTGTGTCCCGCGTCAAGTAGATCCTGAAACAATAAAGGTGTACTAACATGTTGCAGGCACTCATAGGACCAGTCTCTGGCCTACTGGGCTCGTGGATGGACTCAAAAACAGAAGAACAGCGCGGTAAATCGGCTGTTGCGAAGGCCAAAGCAGAGGCTGAAGCGAAGGTCATGGTTTCTGCTGCTACGTCCACGGCTGACTGGGAAAAGTTAATGGCAAAAGGTAGTCAATCGTCTTGGAAGGACGAGTGGCTAACAATTTTGTTTTCGATCCCCTTAATTTTAGCCTTTGCTGGAGAGTGGGGTAGAACCATTGTTGCAGAAGGCTTTGCTGCATTACAGGTCATGCCGGACTGGTATCAATATACGTTGGGCGTCATTGTAGCAGCTAGTTTCGGTGTTAGATCAGCGACAAAGTTCTTTGGAAAGAAATAGTTATGAACAAAGATAAGTTACGCGAAGAGATAGCCGAGGACGAAGGGTGTAAATTTGAAATTTACTTAGATCACCTTGGCCTGCCTACATACGGGATTGGACATCTCGTGGTAGAAGGGGATCCAGAGTACGGTCAGCCCGTTGGTACGTCGGTAGATGAAGAGCGTGTTCGTCAGGTGTTCAACTTAGACATTGCAGTGACCATTGAAGATTGCAAAATCTTGTTTGATGGGTTCGATGATTACCCCGAGGAGTGCCAGCACATATTAGCAAATATGATGTTTAACATGGGACGACCGCGTCTTTCCAAATTTGTTGGTATGAAATCGGGTATTTACGCAAAAGACTGGAACCGTGCCGCTGACGAAATGGTGGACAGTCGTTGGTACGATCAGGTTACCAATCGCGCCAAGCGTTTAGTGGCTCGTATGAGAGCTTTGTCCGAAGCTGAATAGCTTGTGATATCTCCGCGGTGTGTTATAAGAACACCTAAGACTTAATGCGGAGATATCAGATTGGATGAGGTTTACTTTGCGGAAGCCGTTTTCCGCATAATAAAAGAACGGCGGCAAGCAGTATATGACTTGTTGATTTATGACAATGTCAGCAGCATAGAGCAATATCGTGAGCTCATGGGCAATTTAAGATCCCTAGATCACGTGGAACAGGAACTCAAGAGCCTGCTAGATAAACAGGAGCGCAGTAATGACTGAAAGCGTTGATTTAAGTGCCGCATCAGAGGGAGTCGCTAACCTCGCAGAGGCTTACAAAGAGCCTACAGATAGGGTGCTAGACCCCGAAGCTATTGGGGGTTCTCTCCTAGAAAGAATGCCGACACCCACGGGGTGGCGTATTCTTGTTCTTCCATATCGCGGAAAAGGTAAGACGGACGGTGGTATCTACCTTCCTGAAGCGGTGGTTCAAGAACAAACGGTTTCAACACAAGTCGGATATGTCCTCAAAGTAGGCGACTTAGCCTTTTTGGACAGTGAAAAGTTTCCTACGGGCCCTTGGTGCGCGGAGGGTGATTGGGTGATGTTTGCGCGTTACTCGGGCTCTCGCTTCAAGATAGACGGCGGGGAAGTCAGGATCCTCAATGACGACGAGGTTTTGGCAAAGATTTTGGAACCAGAAGACATTCTTCATTTCTAGGAGCAAGTAATGGCTGAAGCAGAAAAAGAGCAGATTGAATTGGACTTGGACGACGCGCAAGAAACCGAAGTGGATCTTGTCGAGAAGCCCATTGAAGATAACGCGGTTGAGGTTAGCGACGATCAGTTTGACAAGGCGGAAAGTAATACGCAGAAGCGTATTGACCGCTTGACCAAAAAGATGCGTGAGGCAGAACGCCGGGAGGAAGAGGCGCTTCGGTATGCACAAAATGTGAAAACCGAGGCAGATCAACTCAAGGAGCGTATGAACACTCTCGACACTAATTATGTCAATGAATATACCAACCGGGTTACCACTCAGATGGGGACAGCGGAGCAAGAGCTAGCAAGGGCCATTGAGGTTGGAGACACAAACGGCGTTGTAGAAGCGCAGCGCAAGATGACATCGTTAGCTATTGAGAATGATCGTGCCCAGCAAGCTAAGATCCAGCAGGAGCGTTACGCTCAGCAAGTTCAAGCTCAACACCAAGCTCAAGTTCAACAGCCCATGCCGCAGCAACAGCCGCGCCGTCCGGACCCAAAAGCCGAAGACTGGGCTTCAAGAAACGAATGGTTTGGATCAGACGAAGCCATGACTTATGCCGCGTTTGGTGTGCACAAGAAGTTGGTGGAGAATGAAGGGTTTGACCCTCAGTCGGAAGACTACTATAGTGAACTTGACAAGCGTATGCAGGAAGAGTTTCCTCATAAGCTTAAAAACGGTGGAAGCAGACGGCCCGCTCAGACAGTCGCTTCCGTATCCCGCACATCATCTGGGCGCAGTAGTGGGAAAAAGGTTAGACTCACCCCTAGCCAAGTTGCGATAGCAAAGAAATTGGGTGTGCCGCTTGAAGAGTACGCGAAATACGTGAAGGAGTAAGTTAAATGGCTGAAGAACAGAATGAAATGTTTGAAGGTACTGTAAAACGTACTTCCCGCGCAAACCAAACTAGGGAGAAGACGGCGCAGCGTAAGCCGTGGGCTCCCCCGTCTATGTTGGATGCACCACCTGCACCGGATGGTTTTAAGCATCGTTGGATCAGGGCTGAGACCCGTGGTTTTGATGATACTAAAAACATCAGCGCAAAATTGCGCGAAGGTTATGAGCTTGTTCGTAGGGACGAGTACCCAGACTTTGAGGCCCCGGTAGTTGACTCAGGTAAATACGAAGGTGTGTTTGGAGTAGGTGGACTTATTCTTGCTCGGATACCGGATGAGACGATTGCTGAAAGGACGGAGTATTTCAAAAGTAGAAACTCTGATCAGATGCAGGCAGTTGACTCCGACATGATGCGCGAGAATGCACATTCGACTATGACGATTTCTAAAGCAGATCGTCAATCTCGTGTAACCTTTGGTGGCCCACAGAAGTAAGGGCACCATTTTTTAATAGGAGAGCCTTATGGCGAATACACTTACAGGTGGGTTTGGCCTTCGTCCTATTGGTAAAGTGGGTGGCAATGTCAACAACAACTCAACAACGATGTATGAGATTGCCAACAACTACACTACTGCTATCTACAACGGGGGCATTGTTGTGCCCGCAAGTACAGGAACAATCATCATCTCCGATCAGGCGATTGCTCCTCTAGGCGTTCTAGGTGGTGTTGAGTATGTAGACTCAGTTACTGGTAAGACGACACACCTTAATTATTGGCCCGGATCAAATGCCGTGAGCGTTAACACCAGCTTCCCGGTGAAAGCGTATGTGTATGATGATCCGATGCAGTTGTTTGTTGTTGCAGCAGACGGGACAAACACCGACCGGGCAACCGCGTTGGCAGATGTTTTCGCTAACTGTGACATGGCAAGTGTTAACAACGGTAGCACTAATACTGGTAAATCAAGTGACATGCTTGATATCAGCACCGCGGCTACCACAAACACACTAGATGTTCGTATTGTCGGCCTCTATGAGGACGAAGGTAATACGGATTATTCTGCTGTCGGTCATCAGTACGTCGTCCGTTTGAACGGTCACTTTAACACAGGTGGAACTATTGCAGTTGGCACCTACGCAACAACCGGTATATAGGAGGCGGCTAGAAAATGGCTATTTCAAGAGCACAACTAGCTAAAGAGCTAGAACCCGGTCTAAATGCACTGTTCGGACTAGAGTACGACCGTTACGAGAACGAACACGCGGAGATCTTTGACGAAGAGTCTTCAGACCGTTCATTTGAAGAAGAAGTGATGTTGGGGGGTTTCTCAACGGCACCGACTAAAGAAGAAGGCGCAGCCATCTCTTTTGACGATGCTCAAGAGACATTCACCGCACGGTACACACATGAGACTATTGCCTTGGCATTTTCGATTACAGAAGAAGCCATTGAAGATAATCTCTACGACCGTCTTGCATCACGCTACACCAAGGCTCTGGCCCGCTCTATGGCCCAGACCAAGCAGATTAAAGCAGCGTCTATTTTGAACAATGCGTTCAGCACAGGCTCTTCTGCAATCGGTGATGGTGCAGCACTTTGCTCTTCTTCTCACCCATCGTTGTCTGGCAACCAACGCAACCTTCTTTCAACAGCCGCTGATTTGAACGAAACTTCGCTTGAGCAGATGTTGATTGATATTGCTGGTTTGACAGATGAGCGTGGCCTGAAGATTGCTGTTCGTGGAATGAAGCTTATCATTCCTAAAGAACTGCAATTCATTGCAGAGCGTGTGATCAACTCCAACCTGCGTTCAGCAACGGCTGATAACGACGCAAATGCTATCAAGAACATGGGTATGCTGCCCGATGGTGCAGTAGTTAACCACTTCTTGACGGACACAGATGCGTTCTTCATCAAGACCGATGCACCTAACGGTTTCAAGCACTTCAACCGTTCCCCAATCAAGACTGCTATGGAAGGTGACTTTGACACCGGCAATATGCGGTTTAAGGCCCGTGAGCGTTACAGCTTCGGCGTCTCCGATTGGCGTTCAGTGTTTGGCACACCGGGCGCAGCATAAAATACCTTCTCCAAGGGTGCGAAAAGGGCGGCTTCACAGTCGCCCTTTTTTGTTGTATAGTTTTTTAATTCCTGACAGTCGCATTGGGTGACTGACACTAGCCACGACAGGAGATGTACATGGCTACGACAACTTTTACCGGTGCGGTTCGCTCACAAGGTGGTTTCACCTCTGTCAGCAAAAATTCTTCTACCGGCGCTTTCACTACTCTTTCGAGCATCAGTTCAACTGGTGTATCTTCTTTTGATGCGAACACTATGGCGGTAGAGGCCGGTACGGGTATTACAACCGGTTCTGGAACTATTTACCGTAGTTCTGTGCAGCGCGTTGGCGGCATCATCACCACACGGATTCTTATTGATCTTACAGGTCTGCGGTCAACCGGTTCTGGCGACATCATTGGTGTTAACGGTACAGCACTTGTTTGTCACATTGGTCAGATCACGGCTGCTAAAAACGGTACAATTCTGACGGGCAGCATGGAGTGTTTTGAGGCTCCGGCTGGCGGCGACCCTGACATCAATGTTCACTCTGCTACAGAGGGCACTGGTGTTGAGGACGGAGCAATCGGCGATTTGACAGAAACCTTGTTGGTAAACGCTGGCGATGCAACGACGGGCAGCAAAGTGTACTTTACTGGAGTTCCGGCTGCGGATGAGTTCCTTTACCTAACAACAGGTGCGGCCACGGATGCCGACTATACTGCGGGCAAACTCTTCATCGAAATGATGGGCTACGAAGCCTAGTAATGAGAGGGGGTAAAACCCCTCTCCTTTTATAGAGGAGTTTAAAATGTCCAGTACAGTAGTGACTGCAAAACTCATTAGTGATGAGAACGCATCTGATCCAGATCGTCTGGTAACTGCCGCTAGGCCGGATACTAGCGCGACTATGGCGCAAACCACGTTTGCAGGTGGCGGGGCTAGAAATGTTACCGTGACTACAAGTGGCACGGGCGATAACGGTAAAACCTGTACAATCACAGGGACAGACGTTTTCGGAGACGCTATGACAGAGGTCATTACGTCCACAGGTAGTGCAGAGGCGGTGGCAGGCACAAAGCTGTTCTTGACGGTGACCGCGGTGGAATGTTCTGCAAAATATGCTGCTAACATCACGGTTGGATCAGGTGACCTTTGTGCCGAAGCCATACAGGGGAAAAACAGAATACGTTTGAAGGGCTTTTCGATTGTTTCTGGGGGCACCGCAGGCGTTGTTAATTTTATTAACGGTGCTCCAGAAGACGGAACCACCCTGTTTAAATCTCGCACGATTGGGACCGACAACACCACGGTAGATAGAACGATTCCAGAACAGGGGGTGCTGTTTGATAATGGTATGTCCGTTCAATACACCATAGCCACCATTGATATGATGACGTTCTTTCATGGCTAGCCGTAAGGCAAAAATGCCGCCGCGAAACAAAAAGAATTTTCGCCCCACAAAATCTGGGGCGGGAATGACAAAAGCGGGTGTGGCAGCGTACAGAAAAGCTAACCCCGGTAGTAAGTTAAAAACGGCTGTTACCGGCAAGGTTAAAAAGGGCAGCAAAGATGCGAAGCGGCGTAAGTCTTTTTGCGCTAGGTCTGCCGGGCAAATGAAAAAGTTTCCAAAGGCGGCGAAAGATCCGAATAGCCGTTTGAGACAGGCTCGTAAAAGGTGGAAGTGTTAATGAAAGCCGATGACGTTTTAAAACTTTTGGAAAAGCACGAAGAAGAGTGCGGTAGCCGGTATGCTCAAATACAGAAACAACTGGATAAGTTAGATCAGCGTCTTTGGGGTATAGCCGGGTTAATTGTAGCTGCGGCAGTAGTGCAGAAGGTGTTTTAAATGACCAGTGCTGTCAGATTGGGGGCAGGAGCATGTCCTGTTCGTAGAAGTGCCTCAAAAGGCGCTGTCCGCATGAAAAAAGGCGGAAAGGTAAAAAGTGGTGGCAAAATTTGTCCGAAAGGAAAGGCATGGGCTAAGCGGACGTTTGATACATACCCGTCGGCCTATGCGAACATGGCCGCGTCAAAATACTGTAAAGACCCCAACTACGCTAAAAA